GTCTATGGCAACGCGAAACCTTAAACGACAAAGTGGCAAGTGCTGAAAAGTATCGTCAAGAAGAGGTTTTACCGATGCTTGATATTAAGTTTACATCCGAGCAGGAAATTAAAAATGAAGGGTTGAATCGCGGTGATGTGAATTATCGTGTAGCAAAAGCGTTTAATGAAATTCGCGGAACTGATTTAACCGAAGATGATATTGATTATCTGCGTAAATTTATTGATTTAACTAATTCGCATTATGGGGTGTGAGATGGATATTAAAGAAATAGGGTTTGGTGATGCTACTCATGTTTTGGAAAATGGCCTAAAATTATATGAAGATTCAAAAGGTAATTTCTTTAAAATGTACCGAAGATTTGAGAATGATTTGGCTTGTTGGATTGAGCTTGATTATTCTTGCAAGGGTGCAAAACCAATCGAGAAAAAAATGAAAGAATATTTAGTTAGAGATCCGCAAACAGGTAAATACTGGGGCACAACCGATAAATATGAGCGCGGTATTGTTTGTGAAATTCCTGAAGGGGCTGAGATTTATATCGAATTAAATGCTGTTTTTGATAAAGTCCAAGAATGACCAATAGCTGCAATTGTTGAATTTAACGCCTTCTGAACAACACCACCAACCAGTGTTGATCCAATGAATCGAGTGATTAAAACAATACCACCGTTGATTGATATAACATCGCCAATATTTGCAGCACTAAATATATTTAAAGCGTCTGATGCGCCAACAACAATCCAATAGCTGGTATTAGTTGGAATTTTGTCACTATTATCAACAATCGCTTGATAGTAAAAACTACCATAAGCAACAACATCACCAGCAATATAGTCAGTAGTACTTACCCATGCTTGAGCTTGAACAGATATGGTTATGTATGACCCAATATCCCTGCCTGATGGGTATGCAGTAAAAGAAAATGAATTCTTATTCGAACTTAATGGGGCAACACTAAAATTAAGTGCCGACCAATTCCATGATGAAAAATTAGAGTTAGTTTTAAGTAATTGAACTGGATATTTCTCATGCGTGAAGTACATGCCGTAATTAGAATAGATGTGCTGAACTTCTTTAACATCTTCAATTGTGGCGTATGGTGTGTCGAATGACAATAAAAATGGATCGCTTGTTGTCAGATCGTATATCAAAACCTTACCAACTCCCATGATTAGTAAGAAAGGCTTATCAGCAGAAGGTGAAAAGCTAATTAAGCGGACATAATTGTTTTCCGTATTTGAGAAAATAACACTTGTTCCATCACGCTTTTTAACACCACCTTCTACCAATGGGACTACATTAAGCAGCTCTTTAGCCCCATTTTGATACAATATAACATCACCACGACTATTCAAGATCGGTGCAATCTCACCCGAGCTGAAATTATTCTTAATGATTTCCATTATCCACGGCTCCAAATTAATTCAGAAACGTAATCATTGGATATGTTTTGGCTTGGTCGCTCCATGCCGTTAATGGTTTTGGCCTGTTGAATGACTTCACGCAATTTTACAGCCGCAACTTCACCTGAAGCCGAACTACCTGTGATCGTTTTGCACATTTCAGATGTTAAATGTAGTGTTAATGCTTCAGCTAAGGCACTATCCCACTCCTGCTCCCGATCACTATTCCAAATATAAACCAACTCAAGTACATCAGCATTTGCAAGAATATAACGACCTTCAACTTCCCACTCCTTTGTGCCAACTGAAATAATGCGAACGCAATCCGATGGAATTGGAAACGCATTTGCGTAACCAAATGATGGTCTTGTAGTGATTGGGCTGACCTGTTGACGTTTGCGAGCACATGACCAAGGATGAAGTCGAAGCACATACGCGCGCGCCTGATCATACACGTTTCGCATTGATATTGCTGTAGTTGTTTCTTGATCAATATTGTTTAATGGTCGCTCACCCATCCGAGATAGTGCGCTATTTATAATTGATAATTTGCTATTCATACCCAGTCCAAATAGTTTTTTTTATTATACCTCAAAGAATTGATTTCTTATGGCATTAAAAAAGCCCTCACATGGAGGACTCTTTCATATTAAAAAATTATGCGCTTAAGAATTCAAAGCTCACCACTTTTTTCTCATCGTTACGACCCGCACCGAATGAGTAAGCACCACCGAATTGTTTTGCATAAGATTTATCTTGGCGAGTATCAATGCGGAATGGCTCAAGTTGATTCCATCCGTATTCAACACCAGAAGTTGCCCAAGCCACGCCGACTTTTGAACCAGCTTCAGTGCCAGAACGCAACGACTCATAAGGAATCCAATTAAATCCAAGCCATTTAGACTCGTCAATTTTACCAGATTGAAGCATCTGAACCGCCAAGAAGTCAGCAGATGTTAATGTTGTATCAGACAAGAATGCCTCAAGCATTGAGGCATTATAAGTAATGTTTAATTCTTCACCATCTTCAACACCAACATTATTTCGCTGAAAGATTGCACGAACTTTGATGAGTGTTGCTTTGGTAATCGCAGCAGTGCCTTGTAAAACTTTCTGACCCGCAGGCAATGCAACAGCAGCATAACCAGTATCAGCATAAGTTGTCTTCTGCATGATATTGTCAAGGATGCCATTGTAAATATATCGATCACGCGCACGATTTAATGCGGCTTCGAAAGACATACGAATCGGCCCATCTAGCTGCGCTTTCAATTTTGCTGGATCAGAAATATCTACCAATGTTGCAAGAATTTCATCTTTCATTACCACAAGACGAGAAGCCACAGCATTATGAGAAATTGGAGTATCAGCGAAACGAGCACCCTTTTCTGCAAAATCCATTGTTCCGAAAGTATTGATTGTGAAATCAGCACCAGTAATTTGACCGCGTTGGATAACTTTTGTTGCTAGTCGGCTTTGTTTTTGCTGTACTGCGATTTTGAATCCATCATCAAACTCACGTACCCAAGCACTTTCAACGGTTGCATTAGTCATTATAGCTTGCCTCCTTTGGCATAAAAATCAGCGACTTCTTTTCTTACTGATCCATACGATGGGTCGCTTGGATCTTGGTATGCCTTACCAGACATTATTTCACGAACACGATCAACTTGGCTTGTTGTGGCAGGAGCCTGATTATTTGGAAGATTATCTTCCTTCATCTGACCGCCAAAATGTGCTGCCAACTTAGCTAATTCAAGATTGTTACCAACAGCAGGGTTGCTTAAATCCTCATCAGTGAATCCAGCAGCCTTCAATGCTTTTACTGCATTACCAAGCGAAGCATCATATTTATCGCCCCATAATTCCCTCAAGCCTGTGACAGTTTTTTCTGTATCAAGCTGAAGATGTGCTTCAAATACTTTTGGAATAATGTCGTTATATTCTTTAAGCATGAACTGAACTTGATCATTCGATAATCCAGCTTCTTTAGCGCGACCAAGCAACTCATTGTTTGATTCAATACCTTTGAATGCTTCGAAGTCAAAACCCTCAATTTCAACTTTATATTCTTCTGGTACTGCTGGCGCAGCAGGTTGTTCTACTGGTGGTTCCGATGGAGTTTGACCGCCTAGAGCTGTATCAACTGGCGGTGCTTGCTCGACTGGAACTGATGTATCTGCTGGCGGAGTGTTAACTTCACTCATCTGCTTTCACCTCAATTAATTTATGCAAATTTTGTTTTAAAACATCTTCAGCCATTCCATCCAAATCACTACCAGCCTGAACTGAAGATTTAATATCTATTGCTAGTTTCACAACCCGCTCAATCCGACTTAGTTCTAAGCTATCCATCTAATTTTTCCCCTTTATCTGTCTTAGCTCTAGCGATTGCATAATTGATATGATCAATCACTGATTTCTGCCCTTGTTTATAACACGATTCGCGCTCTGCGTCAGCACCACCACGCACATAAGTATCAGATGCGAATACGGTTACTAGCTGCTCCAATACCTTCTGCCCACTATCATTATTGACAAAAGTTCGAACATAGTCTGATGGCTGTGCTCGTTCAACTTCAAACATTTTAATCAATCCGATTGTCGCTTGTTTGATTGACTTGTCTTGCTTGTAAGCTGAATAGCAAATAAGACCAAGCACCATTGCCGAACTAAATAATAATGACAACACAAAACCAATAAATATCATCATTGCTTCGCTTCCTGTAATGCCATTTCACCACCCAATTGCGCTGCCTGTTGCTGCATTTGTTGCTGTTGAGCCTGTTCTTGTTGCTGCTTCTGAGCCTCTGCACGAGCATCACGCAACTTCTTAACCTCGTCAGTGCTGCGGATAATCGAATCAGGAACACCGCGACCACTTGCAATCACATTAACAGCTTTGTCGAAGTTTACATTATCAAGCATGGTTTGATCCAATCCCGATGCATTCGCAAGTGAAGCCAAGAACATTTCTGTGCTTGCAACTTCTTCCAATTGTTGTGAACGCGCCAATGGGTTTACGAACTTAAACTGCATGGATTTATCTAGCAATTCTTCTGGCATATCTCCAAAAGTTCCGCGCTCCATCTCAATTGCAAAACAACGCTCAAG